ACGCACACAATAGTTTGTAAAACTTTTTAATTGAGCAATTTCTTCACTCATTCTAATAAGGCTTTCACCAATTGTATCATATGGCAAACCGCCGTTGGCCACGTGTCTTTGCATTGCTCTTGCGCCTGCTAAGTGAATGAAAGGATATTTAAATCTTTCACCATCTTGGTTTTCAACAAATAGTGCTGAAATATTTCTACTTCTATCACCTGGTTTTTGTTCAAAATCATCAGCAAGTTTTTTGCTGTGTTTAATAATTAATCTAGTGTCCATTAACTTTTGGAAACTTTGCGTCTTAGTTCCATATAGGTTACTTTCGTTCATTAGTCCCTCTCCGACAGGTTTTGTTATTGTATCGTTATCCGATTGTGGTGTAGAGTGTTGACTAAGAAATGCGTAGTCTCTCTTATCCAAATTATCTTTTGCAATATCTCTAGTATCAAATGCAAGTAATCTTCGCTTGGCAAACATTCTTAGTTCTCTAAGGAAACCATACCATCCTGTTTTTTGATCGCTGTCCATGCCTTCTGTTATTCCATTTGAGAAATAAACTTTCATGCTGTTAGGCTCAGCAATGCTTATACTTACATGACCTATATTCTTGTCACCTTCAGTATAATCAAAATCAAAGAATCTTGCTGATTCAGGGTTGATTGTTATTTGACCCGTGCTTTCGCCCAGTTTCAGACCCGTGAATCTGCTTCTGATCTTATAAAATAAATCTGTTGCTATATTACTGGTTGCATCCATAGTAAAGTATTTATCAAAAACCTCCGCTTACGAATATCGGCATTGGATACTCATCTTCTGTCATTCTTTCTGTCATTTTTTCATAAATCTTAGGATCCCAGTCAGCCAATTGATTTGCCATGCGCATGATTAGTAGGCAGGCACTGACTAAATCGTCATGTTCACCTGTTTTAGCACCGTATCCTACACCGCTTGCCACAAATGTCTTTAACTCTGATATCAAAGGTTTACTATTAATCTTCATCTTGTTTCTTTCTAGTGCATTTTTAAAACTGCTACAAGCAGTAATCTTTGTTTTGTGCGTGGTGTTAAATCCTTTTCTGAATTTTCTTACATGTCCTTTTCTCATGGGTTCACTTAGGAATAGTCCGTGGAAGTTTTCTTCACCGATATCCTTAATAACAACCAATGCTGCTTCGCCTATGGTGTTATTTTCACAACTGTAATATATTGTAGGATTTGCATTTCCGCCGTCCACTTGTTCATCATAGATGTATTTCAAGATGCTCTTTAGATGTCTAATCTGTTGCTGTATGGGTGTAAGGTTGTGTCTCCATTCTCCAACCTGTTCCATTGAGGGCATTTCGAATATCTGTATGGCCGAATAGTCTCCGCCAGTCCCTAGTGATGGATCAAGTGATAATAAGTATGTTGCTTTTGGATCAATTTTCTTATACCAGCGTGTCTGCCCCATATTTTGTATGGGCTCCATGCCTTCCAGTTCTGCTAGTTTAACACTGTTAATTAGAGTTTCGTCAAAGATTAAGAATTCACAATCGAATTCACGACGGAATCGTTCTTCTCCAATTTTGGAACGTTCTTCTTGTGCCCATGCATCGTCTCTATCTGGATGATCCGTCCATGGAGCAAAATAAGGAAAGAAGCCATTGGTTCCTACAACGTTGTCATTACCAAACTCATCAAACTTTTTGTTTGCTTCAGTCCAAATCATAGCAAACTGATCCTCATCCGAGTTCGGTGTGCTAGTAACGATTGCCTTACCACCTGTTGATAGTGTGGGTGATAGTGCAGTCCAAAACTCTTTGGCTTTTTCGGGTGGTTGCACAAATGCAAACTCATCACAGTATATTAACGAAAGTGATTTACCACGTCCTGTATCTTCTGTTGTGGTTGTTGCTTGTATTCTACTGCCGTTATCAAATTCAATTGTGTTTCTGTTGTATGTATAGATACCAGCACGAACAAAGTCAGGCAATGTTTCATACCCGTATCTAAATCTGTTCATGATGTCCTGCGCACCCGTATATTTGTGTGCAGCAATTAGCACCTGCGATTCCGGAGTAAACATCGTATACCATAATAGGTATCCAGCAGCACAGGTTGTCTTACCCATCTGTCTCGGTAGCATAGCAACACAGTATCTGTTTTCTGCATATGCTTGTATTAGTTCTCTTTGAAATCCATAAGGCACAAACTTCATTGAGCCTTTTACAGGGTGTTGAATTGTTAGAAAATTTTCACAGAAGTATAACGGACCCGTAATGGGATCCATGCACGCTTCTAAGTGCTTGACTTCCTCTAGCGTGTATTTTTGCTTTGTATGCGCCTTCTTAATCTGAACGCCATCTAAACTCTTTGCCATACAAGTATTTATAGAAGAAAATAGGCTCCGAAGAGCCTATTTGGATAGTTGTAAAACTGTTTACTAAGAAATGTTCAGTGAAGTCTTAACTGTAACTGTAATTGCATTAGCACCAAAGGAGTTATTTCCAAATCCAGCACCTAATGCTTGGACTTCATTTTGAATGTTTGCTGCTAGTGTAGTTGCACTTGAATCACTGTTCCAATCTGCTGTATCGTTTGGTGTTTCGATAGCAACTGCCATCTGTGAACCAGTGTCAAATAAATCACCTCTAATGACGATAGTTGCATACTTTCCGATAATTTCAAATACTGATTGAATCGTTTCGTTTGCACCGACTTCAGCAGTTGCGTCTGCAACAAAATCAATTAATAAGAATGTTAATGGCTTATTGCCAACAAAATCAATATCTGTAATTTCAGGTTGAATACCATCTGCTGCTGAAACTGCATTTCTGTTCTGTGCGACTAGTATTGCACTGCCGCCGCCGATAGTTGTTGTAAGTAAATCTGCCATTATTTTGCTCCTTTAGTTTCTTCTAGTGCTTGTAGAAGTTGATTTCTAATAGAAGCACGTAGATCTTCGCCTTCTTTCACACGCTGCATTGGATTATCAGCGCCTGCTACTTTAGGATGTGTTCCCTTTCGACGATTCATTCCACCTGACATTTTATTTGTCATGTAGTCGATGTCTCTTTCGTCTTCATCGGGCTCATTAGCATATGCTTCTTCTTTATCTTTTTTATCTTCCTTGTCATCATCTTTTTCCATATCGTGATCGTCCATGTCATGATCGTTATCGCCGTCTTTATCAAGTGCTTTAATCATAACGTGATCCTTGTCATGGTCCTTTGGAAGATCCATTGAATCTTTTTCACCACCTGGCATATCATCATTGTCGCCGTCAAAGTCTGGAAGTAATTTATTGATTGGTTTTGGCATTGGTGGGCCTTCTGGTCCGTCCATGTCACCCATCGGTCCGTCCATTCCTGGTGACATGATAGTCATCGTTGGTGGCTCAGGTTGATTAATCATATCTGGATTAACCTTTGTCATTAATTTTAATACGTCATCAATTGCATCGCCTTTAGCAGTAATGTTGACATTCATTGTTGCTTCTTCTTTTTCTTTTGGCGGCATAGTTGGTGCCATCATCGGTGATTCTGGCGCCATAGTATCACCACACTCAGTAGTTTGTGTTTCTACGGGTGCGTTATCTGCTGTGTCAATCGCCTGCATCTTTGCTAGTAAATCTTGAAAGTTCATTAGTTACTCCCTACAGGACTCTTGACGCCTGCTTTGTCTTGTTTTAATTTTGGTGTGTCCTGGTAAACATCTGCTTTAAGTTTATCAGTTCCTAATTCTTTTTTTCTTTCTTTTGCTTCTTTTGAAAGATCCTTTAAGAAACTCTTGTTAAAGTCGTCTCCGAAATAGTCCTTGTGTTTTACCTTCGCGCCATCCTTGTATTCGTTGTCGTGTAGTAATGCACCTTCATAATCAGCATTAGAACCTGCTGTAATTTGATCTATTTCTGTAGGACTTGCACTGTTTCTTACTTTATAGTAACCAGTTTGGCAACAGCCCATTTCAAAAACTTCTTTTTCAATCTCTGTTGTAGTAAGAGGATACTCAGTCATAACATCAAATGTATGAACTTCCATATTTTTTAATTCTGGAAAATCATGTGGAACTTGTGCAACTGGAGTGGTCTTCATTTGCTCAAACTGCATAATGCCACGATTGTCAAGTCTTGCTTTCAAATCGTCAGCAAAGCCTTCTGGTAAATCACCTGCAACCTTAACCTTAAAACTATAGGTTTTTTTGCTTTCTGATAGATATTCTTTAAACGTCTTCATGTATGTATTTATTCCTTTTCGCTTAATTTCTTAATTAATTCGTTACGATCTAGCATAACATATCCCTTTCCATCTAACACATCGTTGGAATCTTCGGGAGAATCCTTGTCGATCTTTAGTTTTTTTAGTTGTAAATCCACTGCTTTTAGTTTTTTATCAACTTTTGCTGTTTTAGCATCAATCGCATTCTTAAGCATACTGCCGGCCACTTCAAAAATTCTACCACTGTATCGAACTTCAACATTCATACCCAAATCCATTAAATCATCATATGCTTTTTCTGCTTTGTCTGCAAGTTTATCTAGATCCTTTTCTTCCATAGAATCTAGTTCTTGTATTTTGGGCAAATTACCTGTGATTTTATTCACTTCAGAATAAGTGTCATCAAGGCTTTTTATCTGTTGGGGTGTAACTTCAACAGGAACTTGTTGCTCTTCTACCGCATTTTCAGCAGTTTCTTGATCTTCCATATTAAACAATTCTTCTAGTTTCTTAGTCATACTATTACTTATCGCCTTTTCGAGCCAGTGTGAAAAATATCATCCTCGCTGACTATTCTAAATTTAACCCGCTTTTGTTTGCACCATGCTGCTGCGGCTTCCCACTTAGCCATATTCTTAATATACTGTTCTTGATTGTATCGACTCTTTCCAACCTTTTCTCTAACTGTTTGGTTGGCTGGTTTTACTTCAACTACTTCAGCATTTTTTCTACCGTTCTTATCCTGATAAACAATAAAGAAGTCTGGAACATATACTGTATATTTTCCTGTTAGCGGATCACGGTAGGGTATCTGTATGCTTTCACTAGCCCAGGTTTCAACTCCTGGATGTTCGTCAAGCATGCGCATAAAAACAAATTCCCAACTACTTCTTGCAAGGGGTTTTTTGTTCCCCACATACTTGCCAGGATTTTTCATTTCAAATCTACCCTGTGCAAACTTTGGCATCTTATGGAACCACGTTTCGTTGTTTTGTTATATCGGAAGTTGGTTGTCTGTAACCTAGTGTGGATGTTGCAGGACGATTGTTATTAAGTATCTCAGATACTAGTCCACTTATTTGTAAATCGTCTAGTTTTCCTAAACCATCAAGTATTGTAAAGACATTAACACTCTCAAGTTTTGCTTGTTTAAGAACGCTCATGGAAATTGTTTGTGATGCTTCCTTAGAAAAGCCTCTTCTTTCAAAAAAACCTAAGGCCGAGTCGACTTCAGTGGCATTAAATTCTAGTGGCGCCTCGCCATACGAATCAAAAAATAGTTTTGTTTTTGCTGCACTATCAGTGATTGTTTTTGCAGGTAAATTAGTCTTAGAAACCATTATGATGATCCTTCTGTGTTAGTTAATTTTTTTGGTGTTCCCTTGGTTCCGGTATTACCAGGATCGCTCTTATTAAACACTGCTCCTGCAACTCCACTGATTGTATTTGCTATTGCGTTCGTGCCTATTGGTCCTGTAAGAATATTTATTCCTTCTCGTTTAAGTCCATCCTTGCTTAATCCTTTTACACCCTTGTAAGTGTTAACAGCCTTAAGTGCTGTGCTAATAAAGTTGCCTCCGGAACTAAACGCTGTTCCATCACCAACAGCACCAAATACAGATTCAAGACCATCAAGGACGCCGCCCTCTCCTAGTAGATTGCCCGTTCCGCCGCCAGCCACTGATAGTGGTGAAGGTGTGTTATCATAATGCAGTTGTGCAAATCCTTTTGGATTTCCTTCTGTGACTATGCCAGAACTATAAACTACAGATTCATATTCTAATGACATTGAACTTTCTGCAGGCTCTGCTGTTGATGCATAATCTCTATTACCATGCTCCCAAGAAGTAATTTTAGGATTTACTAATGTGTAGCCTATGAATCTTCTTCGACCCATTGTGTATATTGTTACGCTTCTGAATAACGGACCGCTAACATCATTATCTAATCCGTATCTATAATTGTCAAATGGTGTTCCTGTTGCTCTATAAGCATCGGCTTTATCACCGTATGCTGAGCTAGGTAAATGCCTGTCCTTAACATAGTAGCCGTAATAGATTGCCCATAGTGCGTTTATGACTCCTTGATTGTCATCATGGAATGTAAAAGATACAGGATCATAATTAATCATCTTGTATACTATTTTCTTTCTGTTGTATTGATTAAATGTTTCAGTATCAAATTTAAATTTTGGAAGATCCGCTGTCTTTACCAAAAGACCCGTTTCTTCGGCATGCTTCACTGTAAAGTTTGCTGCCTTGTGGGCACTAGGATCAAGTTCAATCCTTAGGTAATAATTAAATTTGTTCTTTGGTGCTAATCTAAAATTATCGTCAATGAATAATCTAGTGGCGTGAGTATAGTTTCCTACTCTTCCTTTTGGATTGGTTAATCCTGAGAACACATCTGTTAGAAATCTAGTAAATTTGTTTGCCATACTAGTATTTAGTCATAAAAAAAGCCCGGAAAAAAACCGGGCTTTTTAATTTCAATACTAAAATTAGTATTAGCCTTGGCCGCCACCAGCACCAGTAGTTGCATTGCCGAGTGTTCTTTCGACAGCAGCACCAATACCAACGCCAACGCCTTGCTCTCCTGGACCCCATTGAACCATGTTGTCAAAGCGTATTGTAAGCGCAACATTCATTGGTTCGTTAGTTCCGTAGTTAGCATCACCGTAATCAACGTTAGTTAGGAAACAACCATACATGTTGGATGTTTCAAGAACGTTAACTCCAGCAGCGTTATTTCCGTTACCACCGTCTAATACTTCGATTTTAGATGTAAATTTGTAATCAATACCAGATCTTGCAGAAGCCTGTTCAACAAAGTCGAACTGTTTCTGAACCTGTTGACCAACAAGTTTTTGAACTTCACCACTTGCATCATCACGTAAGTTTAATGTAAGTGTTTCGAAAGTATACTTACCTGCTAGGTATACTTTTGAGTTGTAAATATCAATCGGCATTTCTTCAAAACCTACTTTTGGCTTTGAAACATCAATGACTTGTTTTGTCAGTTCAGTTGCAGCACTTACTCCAAAACCTAAAAGTGTCACTCTAAAGCGATACTTTAGTTTAGGCATCAAGAGCACTTGGTTGCCTGCGTCTGTTGGAACTGAAAAGTTATTTAATGATGTAATAGGCATGTTTTATATCTCCCCTGTGTTCTTGACACGCAACGGAATGTATATGAATTCAATAGCCTTGACTGGTTCAATCGCAATGTCAACATAAAGTTCATTACGGTCTACTCTAGCCGGAGTATTATTTGTTTCATCACACACTACTGCGAAATCATAGATTGCTCTTAGACCCACTAGTTCAAGGAGTAAACTTTCAACTGCCTGTTTAATCTCATCTCTAGTAATCTTATCATTTGGTTCAAAGATATACGGACGAGCCAATTTATTAAGTTGACTACGCATGTATACCACCAAGCGTGCTACGTTAATTCTATCTAAAGCACTTGCATTTCTTGCTCTAGTTTTCTGACCGTAGTTAACTAAACCAACTCCATTAAAGAATGTTACTGGATTAATCTTTAGATCATATAACGTATCGCGTTGCCCTTCGTTAAGTGCAACTGTTTGGAATTCGCCGGTTGCTGCATCAATGTATCCTACTGCTGTAGCATTGCTAATTCCACCACGTCTTGTTCCTGCTGGAGCAAACCATGGAAACGATACTTGATCACTTAGTGCAATAGTTCTTAGCATCATGTGTGATGCTGGAACAACTGCGTTTGAACCACCTAGGTCAGTTGTAAATCCATTTGGATAAAACGCACCTAAGTATTCATCGTATGTTACTAAGCCTTCGTCGCCATTGTCAGTTACTAGTTCTGCATTTGAACCCCAGTTAGTTAATGTAGTTGCATCTGCTGCTAATCTTAATGGTGTATCACCAATAACAAATGCTGTTAAGCCTCTGTCAATGTTAAGATTAACTAGGTTGCTCATTAGTTCTGGATAACCTGGTGCAGCAATAATGTTGAAGTTACGTCTTTCTTCATCACGTATTTGACTGCTTGTGTCAACTGCACTCTTCATTCTTTGAACAACAACTTTACGCTGTGCTTTTCTACCAAAAGAACCCGAACCGTCTTCATTGTTACCTGATTCAGTAACCCAACGATCAGTTGCGTAGCCAGCCATTGCTTCACTGCTGTTAAAGCGTGTGTTGTCTGCTGTAATGTCAATGTAGTTATTAGCATAACGTTTTACGTTGCCGCCACTTCTACGTAAGTTCCATAACAACATACCCTGTGGATATAGTGCAGGATCTGGAGCGTCTGGATCTAAGAAGTCTACTTTTTGTAGATCCTTAATAGTTGCTGCTGTGTTACCAGTAGCACCTGCTGCGCCATAACGTGCATCACCAAACAATACACCATCTTCTGAAGTTTGATCAGTTTTATCAACTAATACCCATCTTTCTGAAGCCGGTCCTGACTGTTGGTCGTCATACTTGTAAATTGTTGGATAGTTTTCAATATCTGCTGTGCTAATCCAAATATCACCAACCACTGTTGTGCCAGCAATGTATGGATTTGAAGCACTCACTATTGGAGTGTATCCAACTCTATCACTTGCTGCTTCAGTGTATGGACTTGTTGCACTTCTGTATCCGACCCATGTAGTTCCATCATGGATCATAATATCCACTTCTGAAAATTCTGGATTATACCAAAGTTGTCCGTCTGCTGGTTCTGCTTCTGGATTGTCAGCACTAGCATAAAAATCACTTGATGATAGTGGTTGCCAGTTTGAAGCAAGATATCTGTTTTCCGCAGTAGAGTCATCAGCACCTGGTGCTAATTGGCTCGCGCCTGCTGTTAACGAAGCATCTGATAAGTTGTAAAAGTTTGCAGTTCCTTCTGCTGTATCAATGTTATATGGTGTAAACAATGCACCAATAGCATCTCTACCAACATCACGTAATCTAATCTCACCGCCTAGTTTGTGTGAAATTGTAACTTGATTGTTTGCAGTTACCGCTGCTTCAATGTTTGTTAATGAAGATGCATTAATGGCCGCTGCCATTGTGTTAGCATCTGAAGAACTTCCTGAGCTTGTAAACGTAACTGATACTGCTGCGTTTAATGCTTCCTGTCCTTGGATTGACTCTTCAATCTCAAACTGATAATCATCTGCTGTAAGTTGTGTTGCAACTACTGCTGAAGTAATTGTAGTTTCGCCAATGTTTGCTCTGCGCCATACACGGAATACTGCCGTTGCTGGAGATGCATCATACATGCTGTGTTCAAATGCATTTGTTTGAACAAAAAGATTGTCAACTGCAATATTTTTTCCTGCACCTGATCTGTCCAATGAATAAATTGCACTGTTTCCATTAGCATATAATGGAGCATTATATGATACCCAACTTGAAGTTGCTGAATCCCACTTGCTTGCTCTCCATCTTGAACCAAAGTTTGGTTCTGTAGTCTTGATCCAAACAGATCCTGTAGGT